TGGCCAGCGAGCTGGGCCTGGTGTTTGACACCGACCCAGCCCAGGTTGACGCCAAGGGCGCCGGCCAGGGTGCTCCGGCCGATCCGGCGCTGAGCGATCCCAGCCAGCAAGATCCGGCAACGCCGGATCAAGCAACTCAGTATTCCTAGCCTGTGTCTATGGACAGAATCAAGCTCCCCAGCCTGACCCGTTCGGCGCAGATTGAAGCGTCGCAGATCGACGCGGAATCCCGCACGATCACGTTCCCGTTCAGCTCCACCTTTCCGGTGGATCGCTATTTCGGCTCCGAGGTGCTGAGCCATGACGCTGGCGCCGCAGACCTGAGCCGCCTGAACGATGGCGCACCGCTGCTCCTGAACCACAACCCCGATCAGCTGATCGGCGTGGTGGAGCGCGCCTGGGTTCAAGACGGCCGAGGCTATGCAACCGCCAAATTCAGCAGCAGCCCGATGGCGCAGCAGGCGCAGCGCGATGTGGCTGACGGCATCATGCGCAACGCATCATTCGGCTACCGGGTGATGGAGCTGACCGCTGGCGAACAGCGCGACGACGGCCAGCCGCAGACCTTCACCGCTGACCGCTGGATGCCGTTCGAGGTGTCCCTCGTTTCGATCCCTGCTGACCCCACCGTCGGAATTGGCCGCGCAGCCAACGACGACGAGCAGGAGGTGCCCATCCGGGCGCCTTCCACCATCGAGCCACAGGCCCGGGCCCCTGAGCCTGAGCCTGCTGTTCAGGAGGTTGCTGCCTCCACCCCTTCCCTTTCTCCCCCTGAAACCATGACCGACCTCAACATCGAGGCGGTGCGTTCTGAGGCAGCTGCCGCCGAGCGCACCCGCAACGCTTCCATCACCGCCCTAGGCAGCCGCCACGGCATGGACGACCTGGCCCGCCAGTTTGTCGAATCCGGCCGCAGCGTCGAGGAGTTCCGCGCCGCGATCCTCGACAAGCTGGGCGCCAAGCAGGAGCCGATTGACCAGAGCTCCGGCTCGGTTGATCTGAACGCCAAGGAGCAGCGCGAGTACAGCCTCGTGCGCGCCATCAATGCCGCGATCACCGGCAACTGGTCTGAGGCTGGCCTTGAGCGCGAAGTGTCCGCTGAGATTGAGCGCAAGAGCGGCCGCGCTACCAGCGGCTTCTACATGCCCCACAACCTGGAGATGCGGGCGGCCTATGCCGTGGGTGCCAGCAGCACCGGCGGCGCGCTGGTGGCCACCAACCTGCTGGCCTCCAATTTCATTGATGTGCTGCGCAACAACGCGCTCATCATGAACATGGGCCCGGCGCTGCTGACCGGCCTGGTCGGCAACGTGAGCTTGCCCCGCCAGACCGCTGCTACCGCCACCTATTGGGTGACGGAAGCCAGCAGCCTGACCGAGGCCGAAGCCACGTTTGACACCGTGACCCTTTCGCCCAAGCAGATCGGCGCCCGCAGCCAATACAGCCGCCTGGCCCTGGCCCAGACCACGCCGGACATTGAGGCCCTGGTGCGCAACGATCTGGCCAAGGTCATGGCCCTCGGCATCGACCTGGCCGCCATCAACGGCTCCGGCTCCAGCGGCCAGCCCACCGGCATCCTCAACACCTCCGGCATCGGCTCGGTGGCGATGGGAACCAACGGTGCGGCCTTCGCCGATGGCGCTTCCGGCTCCACCTCCGGCCTTGATCAACTGATTCAGCTGGAGAGCAAGCTTGACATCGCCAACGCGCTGAACGGCAACCTCTACTACCTGACCAACGCGAAGGTGGTGGCCAAGCTCAAGCAGCTCAAGAGTGCCTACGGCGAATACCTCTGGACCGCCACCGATGGCGTTACCACCACCGGCACTCCCGGCGGCGTGAACGGTTACACCGTGATGCGCTCCAACCAGGTGCCCGCCACCCTCACCAAGGGCAGCGGCACTGCTCTCAGTGCCCTGATCTTCGGCAACTTCTCGGAGCTGCTGATCGGCATGTGGGGCGCCCTGGAAATCCTGCCCAACCCCTACGGCAGCGGTTACAACGCCGGCTCGGTGGACATCCGCGCCATGCAGACCTGCGACATCCAGGTGAAGCACGCGGCTTCGTTCGCGGCCATCACCGACATCATCGCCTGATTCTGTCGTCGTTTCCTGGGGCCGGTCTTCCGGCCCCTTTCCCTATGGCCCGCTTCAAGGTTCGCGCTGATTTCTTTGTCCATCAGGACGGCAAGGTGTTTGAGCCCGGCGCTGAGCTGGAGCTCACCCCCGAGCAGTTCGAGCTGGTGGCGCACCAAGTGGAGCTGCCGCCTGAACCCAAGCCCGCCCGCAAGGCCAAGGAGGGTTGATGTTCACCGAGGATCTCAGCGTCTTCCTCAACCTTGACGGCTTCGGCGTGCCAGTGGTCGCCGGGGCCGTTTCGGGCGTGGGGATCCTTGATCAAAACAGCGAGATCATCCTCGGCGGTGAGCTGACGGTGATCGACTACCTGTTGACCGTTCCAACGGCCACCTTTGGCGCCTTGACCTATGGCGACCTGGTGACCGTGGATGGCGCCAGCTACAAGGTCGAAACGCAGCCGCAGCGCTTTGATGATGGCGCCTTCTGCCGGGTGCCGTTGGTGAAGGCTGACCCTGATCCGGCGATTGATTACATCCTCGACGGCGGCGCCGCTGTGGCCGCTGGAACCATCTACGACGGCGGAGGAGCATGAGCCAGACCATCCCCGCACGCATTGTCATCCGCCGCGATACGGCAGCAGCGTGGACCGCTGCAAACCCTGTGCTGCTCAGCGGTGAATGGGGGTTTGAAACGGATACCAGAAAGCTCAAGATCGGCAACGGCAGCAGCGCCTGGAATGCGCTCAGCTATTACTCCACCGGCGGCGGCGGCGCCACGATCCTGACCGGCAGCGGCGCCCCCAGCAGCGCCTTGGGTGCCAACGGTGATATCTACCTAGACACTGCCGCCACGCGCCTGTATGGCCCCAAGGCGGCTGGCCTGTGGGGCTCTGGCGTTTCATTGATCGGCACCGCCGGAGCAAACGGGACGAACGGAACCAACGGGACGAACGGCACGAACGGCACGGCAGCCACCGTCAGCGTTGGCACGGTGACCACCGGCGCTGCGGGATCGTCAGCAACGGTCACGAACACCGGCACCTCCAGCGCCGCCGTGCTGGCGTTCACGATTCCCCAGGGCGCAGCGGGAACGAACGGAACGAACGGAACCGCTGGCACGAACGGCACGAACGGCACAGCCGCCACGGTGGCGGTCGGCACGGTCACCACGGGCGCCGCTGGATCAAGCGCCAGCGTCAGCAACGCAGGCACGAGCGGCGCGGCAGTTTTCAACTTCACCATCCCCCGTGGCGATACCGGCGCAACCGGCGCCACCGGCGCGACGGGTCCGCAGGGCCCAGCGGGCGCCACTGGAGCCACAGGCGCGACGGGTGCCACGGGTCCGCAAGGCCCAACAGGAGCAACCGGCGCCACCGGCCCCGCTGGGCCTGTTGCTGGAAGCAGCGGCCAGCTTGTCTACAACAACGCAGGCAGCGCCGCTGGGGCCACGGTGGGGAGCGGCCTGACGTTCTCTGGTGGAACGCTTTCGCTCACCACCGACCCCACCAACGCCAGCAACATCAGCAGCGGCACGCTCTCGGCGGCCAGGTTGCCATCCACGGCGGCGCTAACCACTGGCAGCACGATCACGCAGCAGTACGCGGCGCGGCAGTCCGTCACCATCAGCGGCACCACTTACACGCTGGATGTGACAACGGCAAACGAGTTTGTGACCGCCGCCGCGATTGCGGGGAATGTCACGGTCAATCTCAGCGGTCTATCAAGCATCCTTGCAAATAGCCTCTGGCGCGGTGTGCTGCGCTTCGCCTACACCAGTGGCACGATCTCCTGGTTCACCGGCAACAGCGGCTATACCGTGAAGTGGGACGGCGGCACAGCTATCACGCCAACCGCCAGCGAGACGGAATGCGTGGTGATTGAGGTGTATGGCACCACTATTGAAATTGCCGCACTGCGAGGGAGGATGTGATGCTGGGACGTATGGCGCTACTGGCGGCGACAGTTTCCGGCAGATACGACACCGACGCGCAAACCTACATCACTGCGGTCGAGGCAGCAGATGGGCAGATCCTGGAGACGGCAACCAAGGACGCCATCAATGCGTTCGTAGTTGGCTGCAAATCCGATGGCATCTGGAGCGCAATCAAGGCTTCGTGCATCTTGGCTGGTGCTCGCACATTGGCGGGGGCACTGGTGCCGCTGGTGGGGACTGCGCCGACAAATGTTGGGCCGTTCGTGAGCGGTGATTACAACAGAAAAACGGGGCTGGTTGGAAATGGCGGTGGTGGTCTCTCCACGAAGTGGTTAAATACCAATAGAAACAACACGGCAGACCCACAAAATAGTAGACATGCTTGCGTGTGGGTTACACAAGCTGGTACATTTTCCCTAAATATGCGACTAATTGCTGCGGGCGACACGGCCTCGGCTGGCGATACTAACCTGACAACTGGCGGATATAGTTCTGCATGGATTGGAGAAAGGATGAATGGTACCTGCGCCTCAACCCCAAACCAGATTTTCGGCTCAAATGTACAATTAGGATTTTTTGGCATAAATCGTAGCATTTCTACGTCTTTCACGTTCAGGAACAACGCAAACTTATCTACCATTGCACAATCAAGTAGTACGCCACAATCAAAAAATTACGGTATATTTGCTTACACAGGTGATGCGTCAGCGCAGTATTTCGGTGGACGCATAGCCTTTTACTCTATCGGCGAATCACTAGATTTGGCCTTAATCAATGCCCGCGTTGCCACCCTCCTGGCCGACTATTCCGCAGCAATCCCATAACCCTCCCCCCACCCATGACCATCCTCAGCCTCACCAGCAACGCCTACCCCGTCAGTTTTTACGAGGTTCGCCAGGCCAATCCCAACGTGTCATTTCCCGCCAGCCCCACCGACGAGGATCTGGCGCCATTCGGGTATGTCAACGTCACCCCCACGCCTCAGCCCAGTTACGACCAGCGCATCGAGCGCATCAAGGAGGCCGCCCCCGCCCTTGATGCCGATGGCATCTACCGGCAGCAGTGGACAATTTGCGATGCCACGCCTGAGGAGATTGCCGCCTACGACGAGGCCAATAAACCCGCCCCTGACTGGGCCAGGTTCAAGCGCATCGCGCTCAACTCGGACACCTTGAACGGAATCATTGCCGCCGCCTACGAATCGGCGCCGGTTGCTGCTGGCGCCTTGGCGTCTGCGCTGCTGCGTGCCGAATCCGGTGATGTCAGCGATTTCGCGGACGCCTGGAAGAAGATCACGCGAGCTGTCGATGTCCCCGCCGAGGTGATCGTTGGCTTCGTCGGCGTGGCGCAAGCCTGCCAGCTTCCGCCGGATTTTGTGACGGCGCTCTCGCCAGACTGAGGTACGACCGCATGACCGCCATGCCACCGGAGGACGTCAGCCATCGCGAGATTTGGATCGCGCTTACCGACCTGACCGGGCGAATTGACAACATCCGCAACCTGCTGATCGAGCGCAAGGAAGATCAGGACCGCACACGACGGGAAGTAGATGGCCTGTTTGATCGGGTGCGGCGGGTCGAGGCCCGCCTGGCCCAGGTGGTCATCCTGGGCGTGGTGCTGGCGATCTTGACTCAGGCGTTCGGCCAGGCCATTCAGCTCAGGCTCTTGGTGCCGACCATTGAGCGTCAGCAGGTGAAACCATGACTTGGTTCACCGCTGCCATGGTCGCCGCTTACATCGGCGTGTGTGAGGCCCGGGTGCCATCGCCGTATCAGGCCTGTGAGGCTCGCTGGAACTGGGCCTTGGGCGTGCTGGTGCCATCACCCCATCACCCATCCAAGGCGCCGGGCGGCTCATTGCTGGCCAGCTGCGCCGCCGCAGAGAGCCTGACATCAAACCCGACAACGATCAGCAGCCATGACCGCAAGCAAGAGCGAAACGATCCTGGCCCGCATCGCAACGGTGCTGGGCCCCACCGCTGGCATCAGCTCCAGAGTGTTCCGCGATCGCTGGGAGGCGTTGGCCAGATCGGAGCTCCCGGCTCTGGTGATCGAGCCGCAGAGCGAGAACGATGACATCCTCACCACCACCGAAACGGTGACCACCACGCTGGCGGTGAATGTGGATGTCTTGATCAGTGGCGCACCGTTGAGCACCCTGGCCGATCCCGTCAGGGTGTCGCTGCATTCGCTGCTGCTGGCCGATACAACTCTGCGGGGCCTGGTGATCAGCATCTACCCAACCGGCCGCCAATGGGACGCGCAAAGCGGTGAGATTGGAGTGCTGCGCTGTTCCTACGCTGTCAGGTACAGGACCAGCCTTGGGAGCCTGACTTGAGCATCCATCCTCCCCTCCCCGATCAGCCCGGCGCCTACCTGCTGGTAGACGACGACTGGATCCTCGACCACCGCACCGAACTTCCCGCCCTCCCCGACAACCATGGCACTGACACGACGGCAGCTGTTGATGGTGGCCCTGGAGGGCTCCTACGGGACATCAGCGACCCCGACGGGCACTGATGCCCTGCTGGTGCTGGATCCCAGCCTGACGCCTCTGGATGCCCAGGTGATCGAACGCGCCATCATCGATCCGGCGTTTGGCCGTGTGCGCTCGCGGATCCTGGCGCAACGCAAGCTGGGCCTGGCGTTTGGTGTTGAGGCCACCGGCAGCGGCACCGCCGGCACCGCGCCGAAGTTTGGCCCGCTGCTGCAGGCTTGCGGCCTGAGCCTGGCCACCGTGGCCAGCACAAGCAACACCTACAGCCCCGCCACCCCGGCCACCGATTCGGTGACGCTGAATCACAACTGGGATGGCAACAAGCATGAGGGCACCGGCGCCCGTGGCACGTTTGAGCTGGCGATGACGGCCGGCGAAATCCCCCGGTTCAACTTCACCATGACCGGGATTTACAACGCCCCCAGCGACGTTGCCTTTCCCACCCCGACCTACACCAACCAGGCGCAGCCGCTCGATGTGAGCGCCAGCAACACCACCAGCGTGAGCGTGGCTGGCCTGTCGGCTTGCATGGCTGAGTTCAGCCTGAACTGCAACAACAC